CTATTCCTCCTGTACTTTGGGTGTTTGTTTAGGCAGACACCCATATTTTCCCAAAATAAGCGATTTTAAGGCATATATAGGTCAAAATGATTAGTTTTTTGATTTAGACCTTTAACCCTCTGTATGGGCAAAAAAAATGGGTTTTTTGGGTATGTTTAAGGTAGTTTTTAAATACAATCCCAAACATCAGAAATTGTTGGGTCTAAAATAATTACATTTTCTAAGTTTTTTATTCTTAATTTAATTAATTCTCTTTTATTTTGCATAAAAATAATGGATTTTTTCATATTTTTAGACATATCTTCTAAATCATATTCGTCCCATTCAGGAAATTTAAGAATTTTATTATATTTTTTCCTATATATTGGAATTAAATAAGAAGCACGTCCTGAAATAGTATGATAAGCAACATTTCCTAAATTTACATTACATTCTTTACAACAAGGAATTACTTTGTCTTTAGAATAAGATTGTGTATTTGCGTATGATTTTGGAATAACGTGGTCTAATTCATTAGCTATATCGCCACAATAAACACATTTATATCTTTCAAATATCATTGATTTTTAATATCAAGAATAGCACCTTTGACGATTATATGGCAACTACCCATTTCTGTAATAGTTCCTTTATTGTCAAACATTACCATACTAGCGATTTTTATGGATATATCGTCTTGGGATATAAAATACCCCTTTGCTGAACCAATAGGGGTAGGCACTTTCATTATATAGTCTTTATCGTGCCAGCTAGGTGTTTCTGACATATGGTCATAAAATCTGATTGTTAGTTCATCGCCTAATTTGTACTTCATTTCTTAATCATAATTATTATAATTTAATTAATTAACATAAACGGAGGCAATATGGTGTAAAGCAAAAATTATCCCTAGTGAAACTTGCAAGGCAGGGTTATTTCGGTAATCCTGCCTTTTTTATTTTTAATCTAACAGTTTTAGTTTTTGGCATAGCTGTTCGCTTATTACCTTTTTTACTTCCTACAATCTTCTTTGTATAAAGTTCCGAAATACTGCTAGATGTTGTAATCATTAGTGCATTAATGAATGACCAAACCACACTATAACTAATAGTGCTACAAGTTTGATTGCGTTAGATAGTGACCAATATGGGTCTAACCAATCTAATCCACTGCTTATGTTGTTCCATATCCATTTCTTCATTTGCTTATACCTTTCTGTTTCTCGTAAGTTCTAAGTCCTGCCATTCCTAGTAATGCTAGAACTAATGGCATCAAAGCATCTAAGTCTAAACTAGGTAGTGGTGCAGTTTCAATAGAAAAAAGTGCTAAAAAAAACATTGTAAATTGTTTAGCAACATATTCCCAAAAGATAGCAAAAGCACAGCTAATTCCTATTAATGGACGCCAACTTCTTTGCATTATACCGGATATGTCCGTAGCAGTAGATTGTGCATCTGCTAAGTTAATATCCATTTGTTTAGAATTAATTTCATTCTCTAATTCTTTAAGGCGTATTTTTATTTTACCTTTTTCTTCTTCGCTAACGTGAAATTCATCTATGATATTTCCAATCGTTCCGACTAATCCGCCACTAAATATTTTATCAAGCATTGATGTCCTCCATTAATAAAGATAGTTTACCGGCTCTATTGGGTACTTGCTTTGCCCAACGACTATCTAACATTTCTTGACTAGCTAATTTATAATCTTTGTTTTGTAGTGCTTGTTGGAATTTTTTGAAGTGTGATAATTTTGGCAATCCAAGATTAAATGCCATATTAACAACAATTTCAAAAGCTAGTTCATCTATTGATTTTTCATCAATAAATTTTCTAGCATCATCAATAGCTTGGTTTAAATCTATATTAAAGATTACATCTACTTCTGAATTTAATAATGGTCTTTCTCTATGAATTAAATAATTTTCTTCTTTTTTAATTAGATGACCAATTCCAATAGTCCAATTACCTAAATGGTCTTTATAGGCTTGATAACGTATTCCTTCATCTTCAATGAGGGTTTTTTTCAATCTCTCTATGTTCATATTTTCTAATTAACCTTTCTAAATACCATTTTGCCTTCTGCAAATCTTCTAAACCATTTTTATCTTTATGTCTAACAACGTATTTAATAATGTTGCCTTCAAAATAGTTTAAATCGTATTCATCAATAAAATCAGATACTTCTATTTTTTTCCTGTAATAAGCAGGATTTATTTTATCAGACATCGTTCCCCCTAAATGTAATAGCACTAGATAATAATAGTTTAGTAACTACTTTCTCTATTACTTGATTATTATAGCCGTAAGTTTGTTTTTTCATTCTAAGTACCTCCCAGTCAAATTCTTTTATTTTGGATAAATTCCAAATGGCAATTATATCATCAGTAAAATAATTTATATAGAGCATTTTCCGGTCATCTGCTTTTTTGCATAAGTGGTCATATTTGTACTTCTCTAAGAAGCAACCATCTAATGCGTATTTGTGATTACTGGGAAACTTTCTTGCTTTTATTTCTACAATGTATTTATCGCTTGAAGCGTCAAAGTGATTATAGTTTTCGCTATCTTCCACTAAACCTAAATTAAACTTTTTATTAATCTTCTTAATAATGGACTGTTCATTATTAGTCCAAGACATAACAACCTTTAGGAATTTTTGTATTCTGTGGCATCAACACAAGCGATAAAATATTTGCGAATATTCTGCTCATCTATAATAGACTTTAAGTGATTTCCTTGTTTTATGCAATCATCAACATATTCGTATTTTTCATTAACAGAGATGCATACTGAATTTACGCAAAAATATCCCACAAGGAATATTGCTTTGAACATTATTTGATAACACCAAGTAGTTTAGTGAATCCAACAAGTATTGCAGTAATAGTTCCTATAACTACTAATACTTTTAACCCACCTTTTGCATATTTAATTGATGTATCTAAATCTTCTATTTTTCTATTAGCATCTCTTAGGTCAGATGTTAAATGGTCTATCTTTTCTTCCATCACAGTTAGTTTAGTAATAAGGACTTCAACCTTTTCACCTAAATCTAACTTTGACATTGTAGGCATTATGCACCTAGACCTAACTTAATTTCTTTTTGTTTTTCAAATGTTTCCATTAGTTCTTTATCTTTAGCTAATTTAGATTGATATTCAGCTAGTTCTTTTTGTGTTTTAATTACATCATCAAAGGTCATAGTCATCATTTGCTTTCTAATCTCTGCATTTCTTTCGTGTGCTTTTTCTAATCTATCTAATAAGAATTGATTATGTGTTCTCAATTCTCTTACTTCCTTTTTAACTTCTCTTAATTGTTTTTCTAGTTCTTTTTCAGTTGCCATTTTAACCCCCTTATTTTCTTAATTGGTCTTGTTCTAATAACCACATTAGTTTATCAATTTGTTTTTCCATAGCATCATATTTTTCGTGCATCTTCATTAACTTAGATAAATCTCTTTCATTATTCGCAATTCTACTATCCATTTTAGATATAAACCAAACTAGAGATACCGACTGTATAACAATCGCTAATATAATGGATATTGTTTTGCTATCTAAGTTCATTGTTTAGGATATTTATTTTTTATAGGGTTAATTATATCTGTTTTCCAAGCATCAACCCCATTATGATAAATGTAATCTAATTGTTCTTCTAAAGGTGGATATTCTGCTTTTCTATCTCTTTGATATTGGTTGTTATTATATTCTGTTTGAAGTTCTGATTGTTTATCTAAAATTTCTTGTTCAGTAGGTTTAGTTTGATTTTGGTCTAACCATTCTAAACCTTCATAATCATCACCTCGCCAATTCCACTTAGCATTAGGTTTTAATTTTGACAATGCTTCTATTATTGTAATCATTATGGTAATACCTCAATTAATGTAATCATTGACCTTTGGCTTCCGTCTTGAAATTCTAAATCGTGGTTTGTATCAACTCTTTGTACTTGTATTTTATAAGTAACCTGAGAAGTAGTACCAACTGTATCTAAATATTGAATAGTGTGTGTTCCTCTATGTCTATGTGCTGAATCATTTGTTTTTACTCTAAATACTTGGTCAAATGTTTCAATATCGGTACTATCTCTGAAAATTTTTGCTCTGTACCCTTCAATATTTCCACCTAAAATATTACAACCGATACCAACTATAATTAAAACTTTAGAACTTGCTGAAGAACAAGTAATACTTTGAGATAATCCTAAATCTGTATAAGAAGTATTTGTTGTTGATATTACTAATCTAGTTGTTGTACTTGTACTTAAAACCTGACCAATTTTTCCACCACCAAACCCACTAGCAGTTGCACCACTCCCTAAAACAACAGTATCACCACTTGCACCAATAGTTATCGTATTAGAACTTTCATTGATGATATTAGCACCTGATGAATTTTGAATGTCATTAACTTTAATTATTGATGCCATTAATTACCCCCATTATCTATAATTGTGTTTCCTTCAGCTACCCATTCTAGTATTTCTTGGTAGTGTCGGTTTGCTTCATCTAATGGTACATCTGAAACAGTACCATCTGTTGTTGTCATTTTATAAACAAAGACTGTATTATCATTTGGCATATATACTTTTTCTACACTCTGTATCATTTATAACTCCGCATCTAATGTATAATGTCCTGCAACAAAACCACCTGTCCAAGAAGCACCAATATTTACATAGGTTGATAAATTATTTTCAGCAGTTCTTCCTGAATATGAAGTTGCGGTGCTATTTCCTGATGCACCATTTCTTCCATAATACCACTGTCCTGATGTACCACCACTTGTATAATAAGTCACTGTTGGTGTAGTTCTCATTCTTACCTTATGAGGTATTGCAAATAGTAAATTATTACTTCCATCTGAAAAACCACTTATATCAAGATGACCTGTAAATGTATTAGATGCAGGTGCATCACTTAAATTATAAGTTTTATGATAATATCTTTGACATCTTAATAAATTCATATCAAAAGTTATATGCTCAAAGGGAGTAGCTGATGTGCCGACTTCTAGTTGTACTCCTGTGATGTACCATTCGTTAGCTGTGTTGTCGGCTAGGTTTACTTGACCGACTGCTCTATCTGTATTTGTAGATGATGTCCAAGTAGTAGATAAAGTACCACTTGTAAAA